GCTGAGGAACGCGCCGCTTCTGAAGCAGCCGACCGCGCAGCTTCCGAGGAGGCTCGCAAGAAGGCTCTGGCTCAGCGCCCTGACCTGACCGACTTGGCAAAGCAACGCGCTGACCGCTTGGCCGGAATCCAGAAGGCTCGTGCCGATGCCGAGGCCAAGGCCGAAGCCGAGCGCCAGCGGTTCGAGAGCATGTCCCCCGCAGAGCGTTCGATGGAGCGTGGTCGCCGGCTGAAGGAGTTCCTCGGCCTGGGTGGCAAGTAAGCGGTGACACATGCTGGCAAAACCACCAGCTAGAGTCACCGCAGCGTTGGCCTCACTTGAGGGCAACAATGATTTTGAAGAGGTCTGCAAGTGGCTCGAGGAGTCGCTTGCAAACCTAAGACACGAGACTGAGTACACCAGGGATGAAGTTCAGACCCGGTGGAATCAGGGGGCATCCCAGGTCTTGGATGAGCTTCTGATGAAGAAGCGAACCGCCAGGGACACGCTCTACAAGCTGAAGTGATTCGCCCCGTTGGGGCAAACCGCAGGACCAACAGCGGATTGTGTTGGCACCGAGAACACCGGATCAACCGTAAGGGAAAACCCTAAGTGGCTCCCGAAAGGAAGAGAAGGCTCAAGGAGAAAAAGTGAACCTCCCACGCGCCGTCATCGAGGCGGAAAGAAAGGCAGAAGAAGCTCTTCAACGACTGCAACAGGCTCGCCAGCCCCAGCAGACACAGCCAGAAGGTGGAACTCCTCCTGGCGACCCGACTCCTCCCAACACGGAGAGCTCGGGCGGAATCCCGGCACCGCAGAACGAATCTGCTCCGGCACCCCAGAACACCCCTCCGGCCGAGGGAGATGACAAGTGGGAAGCCCGGTTCAAGACGCTCAGCGGCAAGTACAACGCCGAGGTCCCGCGACTGCATGCGGCTATCAAAGAGCGTGATGCCAAGTTGAATAGCCTGACCGAAGAAGTGGAGGCGTTGAAGGCTCGGATCGAGGCTCCCAAAGAGTCCCTGGTCAAGCCCGAGGAAGTGAATGAGTTCGGAGAACCACTCGTTGATCTGATTCGCCGTGCTGCTCGTGAAGAGGTGCAAGCGAAGGACAGCGAGATCAAAGACCTCAAGTCGAAGCTCGAGTCCCTGATGGGAACGACGGCGGCCAATGTGGAAGTCAACTTCTACGATCGGCTTGCCGCTCAGGTCCCCGACTGGCGAATCGTGAACGACGACCCTGAGTTTCACTCCTGGCTTGGTGAAGTCGATGACCTCACCGGAGCACTGCGCCAAGACATTCTGTTGCAGGCCGAAGAGAAGCGCGATGCTGATCGCGTTGCCAGATTCTTCAAGGCGTTCAAGAAGGTTCAGCAAGACAAGTCGGCAGCAAGCTCGACTTCGTTGGAATCGCAGGTAGCTCCTGAAGCTACCCGGACTCCAGAGGTGCCGAAAGGCAAGAAGCTCTGGACCCGTGCAGAGATCGCCGAGTTCTACGCTCGTGATCGTCGCGGCGAATACACCGAGGAACAGGCTTCTGCCATCGATGCAGAAATCCAGCTCGCCATCCGCGAACAACGAGTGCGGTAACGAGCACAACCTCTTGAGGTATTGAAATGTCCGTCGCAGCAAGCAGCAACTACTACAACAGTGGCAACACGATGGCCTATGACACTGGCTCCGGGTTCATCCCCGAGGTCTGGTCGGGCAAGCTCCAGGTCAAGTTCTACAAGTCCACCGTCCTCGGTGAGATCACGAACAACGACTGGGAAGGCGAGATCAAGGGCCAGGGTGACAAGGTTTACATCCGCACCATCCCGACGATCAACATCAGCAACTACACCAAGGGCATGAACCTGACCTCCCAGGTTCCGACCTCCACGCCCCTGGAACTGAACATCGACAAGGGCAAGTACTTCCAGGTCGTTCTGGACGACGTGGACGAAGTCCAGGCCGATGTGAAGCTGATGGACATCTTCACCAACGATGCATCGCAGCAGATGAAGATCGCCATCGACGGTGACGTCCTGGGTGCCGTGTACGCCGACGCCGCCACCGCCAACAAGGGTGCCACCGCTGGCGCTCTGTCTGGCGACATCAACCTGGGTGCCACTGGCGCTCCCCGTCAGGTGACTGCCAGCACCGTGCTGGACATCATCCTGGACATGGGCCAGACCCTGGACGAGCAGAACACGCCCGAAGAAGGCCGTTGGTTGGTGATCCCCGCTTGGATGGCTGCTCTGATCAAGCGCAGCGACCTGAAGCAGGCTTACCTGACCGGCGACTCCGTGACGCCCCTGCGTAACGGCAAGATCGGCATGATCGACCGCTTCACCGTCTACATCAGCAACAACCTGAGCTCGGTCAACGACCTGGGCGCAGACGCTGCTACTGGCGGCACCGGCTCGAACGCCGACAAGAAAGCCTGGAACATCATGGCCGGCACCCGTGACGCCATCTCGTTCGCTTCGCAGATCACCAACGTGGAAACCCTGCGCTCGCAGACCACGTTTGGCAACATCATGCGCGGCCTGAACGTGTACGGCTACAAGGTCACCAAGCCCGAGGCTCTGGTGTCCGCGTACGTCTCCAAGTAATCACGTCTCAACCGTGAAGGAAGGGGGAGGGGGAAACCCCTCCCCTTTTTTTATATGCGCCGACTACTCAAGCAAATCCCATCAGGCCACATCTATGTCTGGACCGAGCAGCTTGCCGCTCGAGACGACATGGAGGACTACACCCTGCCCCAGGCTCCTGCGTCTCAGCCGGAAAACCCCAGCGAGAATCGTCCCGCAGCCAGCGCGGAAGTACCGCCAGCTACGGAGCTCGACGCTGCCAAAGCGGCTTTCCGCAAACAGTTGTCTAAGTCTCCTCGTAAGTCCAAACCGGCAACGAGTGGCACATGAAAGTCTCTGACGTCATTTCACGCGCAAGGTATCTGCTGAACGACACCGACCCCAGCCTTCGCCGCTGGGACGACGGTGAGCTTGTGTTGTGGTGTGACGATGCCCAGCGAGCCGTTGCGGTGGCCCGCCCCGATTCCAGCCCATCCCAGCGCGTGGTGGATCTGGCCGCCGGCTCCAAGCAGAGCACCCCTGCCGATTGCTTCCTGCTGATGGATGTGATCCGCAACGTGGCGTCTGACGGCGTCACCCCTGGCCGGGCCGTCCGCGCAATTGACCGCGAGGCCATCGACCAGTTCGATCCCTCCTGGCACACCGGCACCCCGAAGACCGAGGTGCGCCACTTCATCTACGACGACCGAAACCCGACCGTCTTTTTCGTGTATCCGCCTGCTGCCGCTGGCACCAAGGTGGAGATCCTGTTGTCCCAGCGACCGGCCT